ATATTCATATCTATCCAAAGCTTTCTATGTCTGCTGGAACAGTGAAACTAAGCCAAGGTATAGGAGGGCAACAGGTATCCTTCCCTAGAGAAATTGGAAAAGATGCTGATTTGGCTCTTCTTGCATCCACACGAGAATGTACCAAAAACGGAACAAGCGAACCCAAAGAGGGATTCTATCAATACAGTGCTGCATGGGATTCAAAGCATAAAGTAATCCTTGAATCAGGGAAATCTGCAAGAGTGCTATTTACGATGCAGGAAATGCAAGATGGAGAATTATTGTAGATGTTTTACTTTTAAAATGTTTTTGCTTTGATATATAATTAATGTTGAGAAGCAATATAAAAATATGGGATTTGGAGTGATGTATTATGAAAAAGTATCATGTTGTTAGTGCAAAGCGAATGGGATGGGATAACGGAGATGAGACGTATGAACATTTCTTTTTCCCTATTGATGAATTTAGTAAAGAAGACGCTCTTTCTCAATTTAATTCAGTTCAAAAAGAAACATTGAAAAATAATAAGTGGTATCCATATACTGCATACGAGTATGATGGTGAGACATTTTACTCCATTGAATACCGCGGCACTGCGGATGAAGATGAAATCTAATATAAGGGTAATAATGATCTAACATACTAATAGAAATGCAAATTCCTGATTAACAAAAAACTTAAAACAATTTATAAAACTTTAGCATCGTATAATACGGTGCTTTCTTTTTGCTCAATGGAGGTGAGCCATTTTAATGGAACGATTAAAAGGCAAGAAAATTATGGTGTGGACGTTTATGGGAAATGCACGAATGTATGAAGCTTTAGAGAAATACGGAGACCGAATTGATACCATCGGTCTTTTTTCTTTTAAGGTACGAGCTACAGGTGAAATTGTTGAGAGTGGTGTCACCATCAGCAGTATGCTCCCCTACATCAACCGTTATCGCCACATCAAATGGCTACTGACCATCGCCAATGATGGTGCAAACAGTATCTTTAGAGCCCTAAGAGATAATACTAACGGTGCTCAAGAGTTGTTTCTATCAGAGATTATTCGCATCATGGAGAAGTATCCTTGGTGTGATGGTATTGATATTGACCTTGAAAAAGGCGATGACTATTCTACGCATGCAGAATCAACCGCCATGTTTCGCAATATTTACAACACTATCAAAGGCTATGATTCTAGCAAGCTTATGAACATCTGTCTTCCGGGAATGACGAGTGTCAACGGATCAGTAGGTGGCGAGAACTGGTGTGTATATGGTGACCTCTCCCCTTATTGTGATACGGCCTCTATCATGAGTTATGGCATGGCTTGGGCAGGCTCTGCGCCTGGTCCTGTTTCTCCTAGAAGTTGGCTTGAAGGTATTTATGATTATGCCGTTACCGTTATGGATCCGGATAAGATTTTCTTTGGTATGCCTGCATACGGTTGGAATTGGCAAATTTATGATACACCTGAAAACTTAGGAAAAGCCTATCGAGGAACGTCTCATACCTACTATGCTGCAAAATACTGGATGACAGGAGTCTACAATTTCACAGACGATGCTCCTCCTCAACCTTTCATTCCAATCGTAGCTTACTGGGATGATGATAATAAAGTGCCTTGGGCATTGCCGCATGTCTACGATTATATGGAAGGAAGAGATGCCACTCGCTATAGCTATCCACTCTTATCTGCAAGCTACAATGGCAGACAGTATCTGACGGCCTATGGCAAACAACAAAAGTTAGCCTTTGGAACTGTTTATGTGGATCATGATGCCATGCCGGATAGTTATTCTGGTGTTGTTTCTGTTTCTAATAGCGTCACAACACTGGGGGATGAAGGTGCGGCAACCTATCATTTCACGCTTGCTCAGGCAGGAACTTATGATGTAGCAGTAAAGCTAGGCTTTCCCTTTTGGGATAAGAATAGTATTCACATCTCCCTTGATGGAAATGAAGTAGATTTTTCTGAAAACAGACTGTGGTGGCCTTATTGGAGAACGACTTTCTGGACGGTACTGAAAAAAGGAGTGAGCCTTTCTCAAGGAACACATACCATCACCATTTCGCTTGGGGCAAAGGGTGCACAGTTTTATGGATTTAGAGTCTGTTCTTCATTTTCTGAGGAGCCAACAGTTGGTGAAGCAGAATATACCCTTGCTCCTAGACATTTCAAAGATGTAAATGGTGATATGGTAGGGCCTGCAACTGGTTTTAAGTTGACGCTTGAAATGCTTAGAAGAAAAGCAGATTCTGCCCTTGTGTGGTATGAGGATTTTAGAGATGATAACCCTCTCCCCCAAAGCTACTGGACAACATTATCAGGCGAATGGAGTGTTTGGCAAGATACAAGCAGTTCGATGAATAGACCCTATTCCCAACTGGAGGGTAAGGGGCAGTTAGCATGGAACTACAACAATTTTTCAGATATACATTTAAGGGCGCAGATTATTTTTCCTGAGACCTTTAGTGGCAAGGCAGGTGTTTTTATTGGAACGATTTATTGTTGCTTTAATTATGATAACCAGCGTATTGAACTGTATGAAGGTTCTACTTTAAAAGGTAGTTATGCCACCAGCTTTTCAAAAACATCGGCCGCAAACATTCGATCGAATCCAAGCTTTTACACTCTAGAAATTCGAAAGCGTGGCAATCAAGTGCGGGTCTATTCCTCTGCATCCAATACACTGCGCTTTACAGCCACTTGCTCGGATGTGACAGGGTATGCAGGTATTCGTTCGGATAATAAAGTCCATTGCCAGTTGCTTCGCTTAGGCGATGCTTGGACCTATGAGCCTTATGAACGCTTTGACGTGCTTATGCCAGATGGAACATTTAAAACTTATGGTCGGCTATCAAGAAGTAACTGTTCTTGGGATGATGAGTTTCAAGTATTTACTTTAACAGCAGACCTTGAAGAATCAGCCACAAGAAGTGAAAGCATCTCCCTAGATTATGATTTTTTTCATTCAGATATGATGGCATCCATCCAGTGCGGAAAGGACTACAGTGTCACCATCATTCCAAGGGATATTAACATCTGGATATCTCGTATTTTCTTAGGTGATGGTGACGGATTTTCCATTCTTTATTATCAGGATGTGGATAGCCTTGTGTACTGGGCAAATGAAGCAGCTTATCGGTGGAAACTTCGAGGCATGTGTATGTGGTCACTAGGGCAGGAGGATTTAAGACTCTGGGAGTGGCTACCAAAACAAATAGAGTAATCAAAGGAACATCTGCAAAAGTAGGTGTTCTTTTTATTTCAACAAAAGGAGGAATTTTCAATGAAAGAAATATGGAACTGGATCCAAGTTGTGATAACAGCAATCGGTGGATTCTTCGGATGGTTTTTAGGAGGAGCAGACGGATTTTTATATGCGCTACTAGTCTTTGTAGTCATCGACTATCTAACAGGTGTCTTATGTGCCATCGCTGATAAGACCCTATCAAGTGAAGTGGGATTTATCGGAATCAGCCGTAAAGTGCTGATTTTTGTTTTAGTGGGTGTGGCCAACATTTTAGATGTCTATGTGATTGGTGATGGGAGCGTACTAAGAACAGCGATTGTTTTCTTCTACTTATCGAATGAGGGGATCTCGCTGTTAGAAAACTCAGCTCATCTTGGACTACCGATCCCAGAAAAACTAAAAGATGTATTAAAACAGCTTCATAACAAGAGCGACGAGGAGGAATAATCATGAAAACTAAAGGAATCGATATCAGCACGTGGCAAAAACCAAGTCAGATAAACTATGACCAACTTGCGAAAGAGGTTGATTTTGTCATTCTACGTGCAGGATACACCGGTCACGGTACAGGAGTGAGTTTACACAAAGATGATGCCTTTGAAAAACACTACAAAGCCTTTCACGAGAGAGGTATTCCTATCGGTGTTTACTGGTACAGCTGTGCCAATACCAAAACCAAGGGCATAGCAGAAGCGAATAAATGCCTAGAAATTATCAAAGGCAAGACCATCTCTTATCCCGTTTTTATTGATACAGAGGATAATTATCACCAGCAACCAAGTGGCAAGAAAGCCATTACCGATGCTTTAGTAGGCTTTTGTGAAACCGTAGAAAATGCTGGATATTATGCTGGTATCTATGCGTCTAGTTCTTGGTTTCAAGATTTAACAGAACTGGATCGTATAGCACCTTATGATTTCTGGGTCGCTCAGTGGTCGAGTAAAGAACCGACACTTCGTCATGGTATCTGGCAGTACACAAGCAAAGGTAAACTAAGTGGTTACTCAGGAAACTTAGACATGAATTATGCTTTTAAAGATTACAAAGCGATTATCCAAAGTGCAGGGCTTAATCATCTTGGGAAAGAAGAAAACGTACCTGCTCCTACAGAAAAGAAATCGGTCGAGCTGCTGGCCAAGGAAGTCATTCAAGGCTTATGGGGTAATGGTGAAGAACGAAAGAAACGCTTAACAGATGCAGGCTATGATTATGCGGTGGTGCAATCAAAGGTCAATGAAATGCTATCTAGTAAAAAGTCTATTGATGCCATCGCAAAGGAAGTCATTCGTGGCGATTGGGGTAACGGACAAGATCGAAAAAACAAACTTACAAATGCCGGCTATGACTACATTTCGGTACAAAAAAGGGTAAATGAACTCTTGAAATAAGAACTAGTAAGAATGCCTATCAAGGAGTATTTCTCTTTGGTAGGCATTCTTTTTTTCTAAACCGTCAGATTCTATTACCTCCCGTGGCTACTAGGTAGAGGGCAACAAAAAAATCGCCCTTTGGAAAGAGGTGATGGATATGAAACACAATCTCAAAATTAGTGTTTCTAAGAAACCACAGACAGGCGGACTTGTTACCTACCGTAATGTGTCCGTAAGGGAACGAATTCTTCGCTTTCTTTTAGGGAGTAAACAGCGTGTAACGATTGTGATTCCTGGAGATAGCATCGAGGAACTCTCTATCTGTGAAATGACGAAAGGAGGTACTGACCTTGAGCAAAATAAAATTACTGCTTGAAGTGGTAAATGATATGCGAAGTCTTGCTGACAGCATACAGGCGGTTTGTAATGCAATGGCAGAAAGTGATTCTGCTCCCAAAGAAGTGCCTGCCACAAAGACAGAAACAGCAAACGAGCCGGATATCCCACTGGAAAAAGTGCGTATGGTACTTGCTGAAAAGAGCCAGATTGGGTTTACTGCCGAAGTGCGAGGACTCATTCAAAAGTATGGTGCAGACAAGTTAAGTGCGGTTGACAAGGCTTATTATGCTGATATCTTGAAAGATGCGGAGGAGCTTGGAAATGGGTAATCATGCAATATTATCTGCATCCTCATCCCACAGGTGGCTCAACTGCCTACCCTCTGCAAGACTTGAACTGGAGTTTGAAGACCAAAGTGGTGAGGCAGCAAAAGAAGGTACAGCGGCTCATGACCTGTGTGAACACAAACTAAAAAAGGCACTTCATATGAGAAGTCAGCGACCTGTCTCTGAGTATAACTCTGATGAGATGGAGGAATGTACAGATGCTTACGTGGACTTCGTTATGGAACAGGTGGAACTTGCAAAAACAAAATGTAACGATCCAATCGTTCTTATCGAACAGCATCTTGATTTTTCATGCTATGTACCAGACGGCTTTGGAACAGGAGATTGCGTGATTATCGCGGATGACAGACTTCACATCGTAGACTTTAAATATGGGCTGGGTGTGCTAGTCGATGCCGTGGACAATCCACAGATGAAGCTCTATGCCCTCGGAGCACTTGGAATCTATGATCACCTGTATGACATCAAAGAAGTGTCTATGACAATCTTTCAGCCAAGAAGAGAAAATGTCAGCACCTGGACAATACCGGTGGAAGAACTAAAAGGCTGGGCGGAAGAGGAACTAAAGCCTAGGGCGGTCAAGGCCTTTAATGGTGAGGGTGAATACATCCCCGGTCCATGGTGTACCTTCTGTAAAGCGGCAAACAAATGTAGGGCTAGAGCCGAAGAAAAGCTAAAACTTGCAGAGAAAGAATTCAAGATGCCACCTCTGCTGACGGATGCTGAAATAGAAGAAATCTTACTTGTTCTTCCCGACCTTACCAAATGGGCAAATGAAATAACTGCCTATGCCACTGATGCAGCAGTCAATCACGGTAAAGAGTGGAATGGTTTTAAAGTTGTGGAAGGTCGCTCGGTTCGTAAGTATAAAGATGAAGAAGCCATCGCAGAAAAAGCTGTAGCAGGTGGATATAAGGATATTTACAGAAAGAGCCTTATTCCGATGACAGAGATGCAAAAACTGATGGGTAAAGCCAAGTTTGAGGAACTCCTTGGTGATCTCATTTTCAAACCACCGGGTAAGCCGACTCTTGTTCCAAACTCAGATAAAAGACCGGCGATTAACGTAGTAAATGCCAAACACGAATTTAACGAAATTATGGAGGATTAAATATTATGGCAAATATGCAAAACAAAACAAAAGTTATCACAGGTGTAAACTCAAGATTTTCTTACTTCCACGGATGGGAGCCTGTATCTATTAATGGTGGTGCAGAAAAGTACAGCGTATCCATCCTTATTCCAAAGGATGACAAGGAAACCATTAATGCTATCCATGCAGCAGTTGATGCTGCCATTGAGGAAGGTATCGCAAAGTTTGGTGGTAAGAAACCAAATAAGGCAGCCATTAAACTACCGCTGCGTGATGGTGATGTAGAGCGTGATGATGAGGCTTATAAAGGCCATTACTTCATCAATGCGAATAGCAAGACAGCGCCACAGATTGTAGACAAAAGTGTTAAGCCGATACTGGATCGTAGCGAGGTATACAGCGGTTGTTATGGCAGGGTTTCTCTTAACTTCTATGCTTTCAACTCAAATGGTAATAAAGGTGTAGCTTGTGGTCTTGGTAATATTCAAAAAATTAGAGACGGAGAACCTCTAGGCGGTAAGACTTCTGCAGTAGATGACTTTACGACTCTTGTAGATGATGACTTCCTTGCCTAAAAGGAATACAAAACTTGACGGTGGTGGAGGTCTTCCCTCTGCCACCTTTTTTCATTTAGGAAAGGTGGTAGCTATGAAGAACTTAGAAATCGATATAGAAACCTATTCTTCTACCAATCTACAAAAAAGTGGTGTTTATCGTTACGTAGAAGCAGATGATTTTGAGGTGATGCTGTTTGGTTATGCGGTTGACGGTGATGAAGTTAAGGTCATCGATTTGATGAATGGAGAAAAGATTCCAAAAGAAATCCTAGATGCCTTAACCGATGAAACCATTACGAAGTGGGCATTTAATGCTCAGTTTGAGCGAGTATGCCTTTCACGTTATTTGGGCTATCCCACTGGGACTTATCTAAATCCTTCCTCATGGAAATGTTCCATGGTTTGGTCTGCCTATATGGGTTTACCTCTTTCTTTAGAAGGTGTAGGTGCAGTGCTGGGACTTGAAAAGCAAAAGCTGACGGAGGGTAAAGACCTGATACGATATTTTTGTCTTCCATGTACTCCAACAAAAATAAATGGTGGTAGAACCCGTAACTTACCCACTGATGAAATCGATAAATGGCAGCAGTTTAAAGTATATAACAAGCGTGATGTGGAGGCAGAAATACAGATACAACAAAGATTGATTAAGTTTCCAGTACCAGAGGACATCTGGGAGGAGTATCATCTCGATCAAGAAATCAACGACCGTGGTATAAAGGTGGATATGGATTTTGTAAATCAAGCAATTGCTATGGATGAGATTTCTCGCAACAAACTGATGTCCGATATGAAGGAAATCACAGAACTTGATAACCCTAACTCCGTACAACAGATGAAAGATTGGCTTTCTGAAAACGGTCTAGAGATGGAGACTCTCGGTAAAAAAGCTGTCGCTGAGAAACTTAAGGAAACCGATGGTGAACTAAATGAAGTTCTTTCGCTACGTCAGCAACTAGCAAAATCATCGGTAAAGAAATATACAGCAATGGAAAATGCGGTTTGTAGTGATTCTCGCGCCAGAGGTATGTTCCAATTTTATGGCGCAAACAGAACCGGCCGCTTTGCCGGAAGGCTTGTGCAATTACAGAACCTGCCCCAAAACCATATGCCGGATTTAAAAGAGGCACGAAACATTGTCAGAAATGGTGATGTTGAAACACTAGAACTGCTCTATGAAGATATACCTGATACCCTTTCACAACTGATTCGTACAGCCTTTGTACCAAGAGTGGGTCATAAGTTTATTGTGGCTGACTTCTCAGCCATTGAGGCTCGTGTGCTTTCATGGCTTGCAGGCGAAACATGGCGAACAAAGGTATTTGCTAGTGGTGGCGATATCTACTGTGCATCTGCCTCCCAGATGTTCAGTGTTCCCGTTGAAAAGCATGGTGTGAACGGTCACTTGAGACAGAAGGGTAAAATCGCTGAATTGGCACTTGGATATGGTGGTTCTGTTGGTGCGCTAAAAGCCATGGGTGCATTAGAGATGGGGCTTGAAGAGGAAGAATTAAAACCGCTTGTGAATGCCTGGAGAATGTCTAATCCCAACATCACACAGTTCTGGTGGGATGTAGATCGGGCGGCTAAACAATGCGTAAAGGAAAATAAATCACAAGAAACCCATGGCATCGAGTTTCATTGTCTTAGTGGCATGCTTTTTATCATTCTTCCCTCAGGTAGACGGCTTGCCTATGTAAAACCTCGAATCGGTGTG